ACTCGCGCCACGTGAGCCCGTCGGCGGCTGCGGATTGAGCGGCGTGAATGAAGGCAGCCGCCCGGGCGATCGGCCCGGAGGCGGGGACATGCGAGGCGACGGCGACCGGGGCATCGGCAATGCTCATTGGATCAGTCCCTTTTCGTGCAGTTCCTTGGCCTGGGCGGGCGTGCAAAACGGCACGAGCGCCTTCGATGGATCACCGCCTACCCCGGCCAGAGTGAGGGCGAGGTAGTAGTAAAAATCCCGGTCCTCTCCGCCCTTCTTGCTCGTGATCGTCCCGATGCCGGCCCGTCGGAGCGGCTCGTAGTGAACGTGCTGGCTCGTCTCCCCGGCCGGGGCCATCGCCTCCCGGCCGTTGGCCGTGCGGCGGAACATCGACTCCTCGATTCGTCCGCTCACAGCCACGCTCCTCGGTTCCGTTTCATTGTACGCCTGTCCAGGTATGGCCCTGGGTGTGCCGCCCCCTGGGCATCGGTGGGTGGTGGATCACTCGCTCGCGAGAATCGCGGCGACGTTCGCGCGGGTCTGCTCGGGCGTGCCAGTGTTGTCGATGACGCGGTCGATCAGGCCCGGGGACAGGCCGGCTTCGCTCACGTGCGGGGCGGCCTCCGTGGCCGGCCGACGGTCCACCAGCCAGACCTCGCCGCCCATCTCGTGGACCAGGGCGGCCTCGTTGTCGAACCGCACGTCCGCGATCACGATGGCCCCGGCCCCGGTGGAGGCCAGTTCCTCGATCCGCCGCCTGGCGATCCGCAGCCAGAGGTCTTCGGCCACCAGCATCCGCCCCCAGTCGGTGCCGAGGGTCTGGAGCAGCTGCCGCGGCGACTTGCCCAGCCACTCGATCGGCCGCTCCTTCGTTGCCCGCTGCCGCAGGACGGTCTCTGGGATGCCGAGGATCGACGCGAGGGCGGCGTAGATCGGGTCGGCCAGCCCCACCACAACGGCATCCGGCACCATGCCGGCCACGAGGTTCTTGCCGCACCCAGCCGGGCCGGTCAGGCCGATGATCCGCGTCCGCAGCGGCGGCGTGATCACCTCCGTCTCGATCGGCTCGGCCTCGCCCCGCATCCGGGCCAGCATGTCCTCGCGCCGTGCCTTCACGCCGGCCCATGCCGCCTCGAGCTGGTCGGGCGTCAGCGTCCCGCCGATCCGCTCCACCTTGAACTCCGCCGCCGGCGTCGGCCGGGCCGGGCGGAAGGTGAGCGTCTTCGTTGCCTCCAGGAACTCCGGAGGCAGTTCGCGCCGCAGTTCCTCCAGGTCGGCCGGGGCCGCCTCCGCGAGTTGGCGGTTGATCTCCGCGACCGCAGGCTTCACCACGCGGGCGAACGGGTGCCCCTCGCAGCCCGGACAATCGGCCGTCTGGTAGCCGACAAGCTTCGGGTCGTCGGCCGGCGTGGCCGCCATGCGTGCAGCCACTGCCTCGCGGATGCCCGCGTTGATCTGATCCATGCTCGCCATGATTTCCTTTCGCTCCTTCAACAGCCTCATCACGTCCGCCGCCAGTGCTCCGCTCGTGCCAGTCCACTGCCCCATGAATCGCCGCGCCCGTTTCTCGCACGCCGCCAGGTAGTCGTCGGGCAGCCTCATACCTCCATCCTCGGACCGGCAACGTGCATGGCCGTGAGCCCACCGCCCCCGTCGTAGACGAACAGTTCCATCGCCTGCCGGTTGCCGATGAACCCTTCGACCGCGTGGTAGTCGTCGGGCGGGCACAGGGCAGGGGCCACCCGCACGAGCACGCCGTCGTAGGTCTCGATCGGCCGCGACCACTCCGCCGCCTGGTGGTGGAGATGGCCGGTGTGGATCTCACGGTACGGGCACTTCGCCCAGTAGCGAGCCGCCTCGATCGCCATGAGCTGCGGCAGCTTCCGCTTGGCCTTGTGGCCGTGGGCGAAGCCGAGGAGGTTCTTCCCGTGGTCGAGATACTTCCGCGGCGTGTACTCCTGCTCGACTCGCACGCGGCGGTCGTTGCGGAACCGCTCCACGAGGATCCGCTGGAATCCGTAGGTGAGCGTCTCGTCGTGGTTGCCATTCACGACCAGCGTGTCCACCGGGGCCACGCCCCCCGCGGCGTCGATCATCGCCAGGAGCGAATCGGTTCCGACGTTGAGCATCTTCTGGAGCCGGCCGTCCCGTTCGAGCGGCGTGCCCTTCGTGGTCGTGCCGGCCGGCGAGTCGTAGTGGTAGACGTCGCCGAGCGTGGCCACCGTCAGCCGCCCAGGACGGTAGCGGGTTGCGGTGTCGAGCAGTTCCGCCGACGCCTCCCGCACGAGTCGGGCCGCGATGTCGAGGTCGTAGTCGGCCCCGGCCGTCCGCCTCCAGCTGTACTTGCCGAAATGCGGATCGGCGAGCACGAGCACGGCCCACTGGTCGGTCGGCTTGGTGTACCTGGGCCGCGGCTTGATCGGCTTGCGGATGTCGGCCTTCGCCGCCTCGATCATCGCCTCAACACACTCCCGCGTGGTCGGACCGCCGCGCGGCTTGAGCCGCACGTGGACGCGGTGCAGCTCGGTCACGACCGGCTGCCCGGTCTCCCGGTCAGCGGTCAGCCCCTCCCACTTCGTGGCCTCGCTCGCCGCGACCTCGAAGCGTTCCATGTCGGCCTCGATGTGCCGGAGCAGGTCTTCGACCGTGCGGATGCGAGCCGAGACGCTGCGGGCCTCCAGCCCGTCGGCCGTTTCGCGCTTCGTGACCTCCTCGATGGTGAGGCCCTTGTCGCCGGCGGCCTTCGCGGCCACCTTGGCGACGATCTGTTTCACAGGCTGTCGAGCCATTGGATCACCATGTTGTGTTTGACGTGCGTGATCCCAAGCTGATTGAGCGTTGCGGCGATGGCCTTCGCGGCGGGGAGTTTGCACGGTCCGAACTTGCCAGCCTTGTAGGCTTTGGCGATCTCATCCAGGGTGCCGACATGCTCGGGGGAGACCTTTTCGTGCCACCGCATGTTGCGGCGCGTTCGTATCTGCCCAGCGATTTCCGCGACAATGTCCTGGGGTTTTGCCATGGCAGTTCTCCGTGGATGTCGTGAGCGTGCCATGGATCGGGTATGCGTCAACCGACTTCCTCCTTGCCCCACTTGCCAACCGGGCAGGACTCGTTGGCCCACGAGAGTTTGCTCACGAACCGCGACTCCCGCACGACCGGGCATCCGCACCGCGTGCAAGCCTTACCGTCGTAGAACTCGCAGCCCTGGCAGATGGCGAATCGCCGCTCGATCTCGGCGTCACTCGCGCGGGGAGCCCCGGCGGCGATGTGCTTGGCTGCGGAGGTGGCGAAGTTACGGGCCTTCGTGAGCAGGGAGGGCGTGGTTGTTACTTCGTCCGCAGATACGACTTTTGCGACACCGCTATCCATGGACGCCGTCATTTCTGCGACGCTTCGGAACGACGGCTGCGTCGGGTCGTACATTACAATGATGCGCTTCATTCTCCGCACTCCAGCGTCGGATCTGCCGGAAGAAAGCCAGGGTTTGCTCCTGCGCAATCGGACTGTGGCGGCTGGCACGCCGGGCGCAGGCAGTTCGGAAACACCGAGAACCCAGTGCAGTAGAACCGCTCGCTTGGAACTAGGCAGCCTTCCCACTCTATCGGCTCTGAAAAGGCGTCTGCCGTTACGTCGCTCATTGTTTTAGCGCGACAGTCAACCAAAAAAAGGCGATACCGCACCCAGTATTTTCTGTTGTAGACATGGCAGTAAACGCCGCCGCCAATTAACTCACACCCCTGCGGCGGCTGGTAGTCAGGGTTTACATATCCGTTCGCATCGTACACCACAAACTGCAACGCAAACGCGCAGTAAGTTCCAGTCTCGTTCGTCTGGCTGACGTAATCCTGAACCCAGACAAAAGTACAGGCGCTATGCTCCGACAACCACGCCTCACTCCACGGTATCGCACCGTACCACGACGGGGGCGGCCCCGAAACGCTTGAGGTTTTGATGTAGTCGGACGTGTTTTCTTCGACATTCAGCGTCGGCACGCACTCCGGCAGGCATGACTCGCAACACGGAGCGTCGGGGTCAACGTCCTCGCAGTCCACTTGCTGCCATGTACCGCACGCCCCTACCGCCGAAGTCTGCGTGCATGATGAAAACTCT